AGACAGGGAAGAAAAAGTCCATCTTTTATAAATAATTCTAATACTAATACATCTTCTAATGATAAACATTTTTGTATATGGTTAAAGGGATCTGCTTCAACTGAAGGCCATCGACATTCAGACGAAGGTCAATTTTCAATTTATTGTGGAAATAGAATTGTAATATTAGAATCTGGTGCAAATTATAATATTTCTGAAGCTAGACAATCAAAACTCAGAGGGGAATCTGGTCATAATATATTTCAATTATTCAAAAAATCAGATCCAAATGTTGAACCTCGATCCGATTGTCCAATTACTGTCAGGGAATTAGGATTAACAGGGGGTGATGTTTCTATAAGTTTAAATACAGCATATGATGGTAATGAAATTGCAGGTATAACCAGAGATATAATATGGAATCTAGTTGGTAATAATTTTGCAACTTCCAATGAATTTATTTCAACTATAAGAGATAATATATTATTCACACAAAACAAAAATACAAATGACTCAATATTATTTAAATACCATACAGGATCGACTGCATCATCTCCTCCTGCAATAACACAAATAAGCGGGAACCCTAGAAATTGGATGGTTCAATGGCCAGGAACTACTTTTGGAATAACAAGTAATATAGATATAACGGTACAGGGAGGCACTGCAGAAAACGCTACACTTATTCCAACAACAACAAGTACAGACAATATATCTGTACATCATGTAATAAATATTAAATCTACTGAAAGTCAGCCAACACTGAGGTTAAGCACGACTGTTAATATTCATACAAGAAAATTACCATCGGATAAAGCATGACACCAAATTCATCGAATCTTCCCAATAACCTAAAAGGTTCTCTTTCTTACGACACTCAAGTTCCGCAAATTATACCCGACACCAACAATTATCTTACATCAAATAGATTTGTTTTCAATATTAAAAGAATTCCCACATTAAATTATTTTTGTCAACGGGCAACTCTTCCTGGGATTCAATTTGGAACCAGTTTGCAAAGCGCCCAAACAGGAATTTCCCCCATTAGAAGACCCGGTACACAATATCAACAAGATGAACTAATTATTGGATTTTTGGTGGATGAAAATATAAAAAATTGGTTAGAAATCTTTAATTGGATGAAACAGGCAGGAAGTTATGATAAAACTTACGAAACATTAAAAGAAGAACATAAAGTTTCGGACGCATTTCTTGTTATCATGAATAGTGCAATGGCGCCAGTAGCTACTGTGACTTTTTATGACATATTTCCCGTTGAAATAAGCACTATAAATTTTGATTCTTCTGTATCAGATGCAGATCCTATACTGGCACAAGCCTCTTTTGCCTACAGTTGGTATGATATTAAAACTTCAGCTTGAATTTTTATAAATTTATGATATAATTTGGTATGCGAATAGAAGAAATACGTAAAATGATCGATGCAGATGTAAAAATAGATCAATCTGCATTGAATGAAGAGGCATCTCGGAATCCTCAACTTCATAACAAATATTTGTGTTTATATACTGATGAGAAACTTGTTCTGGCAAAATTAGAAAACGATCTAAGAATCCTGCTACGAGATAAATGGTTGTATTATTCTGGAAAGATGTCTGAAGAACAACTAAAAGATAAAGGATGGGAACAATTTGATTTAAATCTTCTTAAAACTGATTTGGATCGATTTATTCATGCAGACAACGATGTTATTCAATTAGAATCTAAATGCCTAATGCAAAGAGAAAAGGTAAATTATCTAGAACAAGTAGTTAAATTAATATCAAATAAAATTTGGAATATCCGAGCTGCATTAGATTGGATACGATTTACTCAAGGAATATGATTCGGATCACTGAAATAGATTCCGTATATCTCCAAGTAGAGTGTGAACGGGGAATAGCCAAAGAACTTAGTTCGTATTTCACGTTTCGAGTTCCAAATTTTCAATATACTCCTGCATACAAAAATAGATTATGGGACGGTAAAATAAGACTGTTCAACATGATCAATGGATATTTGTATCGTGGTTTATTGGATCATCTTTTGTTGTTCTTGCAAGAAAGAAACTATAGTGCTGAATTTTATCCAAAATATGAAAAAAATCCTCCAACAGACAAAGAATTAGAAGACTTCATGGACGATTTGTCTGTGTATTCGAATAAACAAAGTATATCACTACACAATCATCAACGGTTAGCAATAAAGCAGGCACTAACAGATAAACGAGTATTATTGTTATCTCCTACTGGTAGTGGAAAATCACTAATTATATACAGTTTGATCCAGTATTTATTATCTAAAATTCCTACTGATAAAAAAATTCTAATAATTGTTCCTAATACAGGATTGGTTGCACAAATGTTACATGATTTTCAAGAATATTCTAGTTCTTCTGTTAATCCATATCATGCAATTTATTCTGGTCAGTCTAAAGAAACTACAAAAAGAATTGTTATCTCTACCTGGCAAAGTCTATATAAAGAACCAGAAAATTATTTTTCTAAATTTGGTGTTGTGTTTGGGGATGAATGTCATTTATTCAAAGCAAAGTCATTGACTGCAATAATGACTAAATTGAAAGATTGTCCGTATCGAATAGGAACAACTGGAACCCTAGACGGCACAGATACTCATAGATTGGTAATTGAGGGATTGTTCGGTAAGGTATTTTCTGTTACAACAACAAAAGAACTTATAGATTCTGATTTATTGAGTAAACTGAAAATAGAATGTTTAATTTTACAATATCCTTCTAAAAATATAGAAGAAATCAAAAAAGCAAAATATCAGGAAGAAATAGATTGGTTGGTTGCAAACGATAAAAGAAATAAATTTATTTCTGGTTTAGCAAAATCTACAAAGGGAAACACTCTTGTGTTATTCAATTATGTGGAAAAACATGGAATTCCTTTGTTTGAGATGTTAAAGACCTGTGATAAAAAAACTTATCTCATTTACGGTGGCACTGACATCGAAGACAGAGAAAAAATCAGACAGATTTTAAACTCTGAAGAAAATTGCATTCTTGTAGCATCTTACGGTACTTGTTCTACCGGAATCAATATCAAGAACATAAAAAACATCATCTTCAGCAGTCCTTCAAAATCTGTTATCAGAGTGTTACAGTCTATTGGAAGAGGACTTCGCAAGGCTGAAAATAAAGATGAAGTTACAGTATATGATATTGGTGATGATTTGCACTGGAAACGATATCGTAATCATGCACTTCGTCATCTAGACGAACGGATACTTATATATAATAGAGAGAAGTTTATACACAACAAGCGATTCATTCGCTTAGGAGGTCTTTAATGAAGTCAGAAATATGCCTACTGTTTAAACTAAAAAGTGGCGAAGAAGTAATTGCTCACGTAATTAAAAAAACAAAATTAAAATACACTGTAAAAGATCCATATATCTTTAAAATGTCCACGGTTGTACATCCAGTAACCGCACAGGCCCATGAAATTATGACTATTCACGACTGGATGAAACTAACAGAAACTAAAATAACTGATATTCCAACAGATCATATAGTTTCTTCTGTTGTTCCTTCTGCAGAAACACAGAATATCTACACACAAGAACTAAAAAATAAAGACAAGAAAAAACCACTTTCTTATCCCAAAAATCCAAAAAAAGATCACAAACAATCCTCTATTGAATTGAGAAAACCAGAGCAGATTTCAGACGAAGAAATGCAAAAAATTCTAAAAGAAATGTTTGGAACGATGTTTGAAGTGCCAGGCACCGTAGGCGCCGCCTATCCCATTGAAACTACTCCCGAAGAATTCAACAAAAATCCAATGGATTTATATAATGAACTTTTTCCACCAAAGGATAAAACAAAATCTAAAAGTATTCCAATGATTCAAATGAGTTTATTGTTTCCCCCAGAAGTAATGATCGATCTGATGGAATCCGGATTAATTAACGTTAACGATGTAAATAAAATTGCTAAAGAAGTCAAACGAAAGCTCAAGTGGACTGGAGACGAGAGACACAGAGAAGACTTTGGAAATAAATCAACAGATTGGAATTCTAACCCAAGTAGTGACGATTATAATTGAGCTTTGGGCCAAAAGAACATTGAAAACCTACACAGAGGATTGTAAAGAAGTTGGTTGAAAGTGTCAAGCAGATGCTTGAAAGAATCTTGAATTTTGTTATACTATTCATATGAATGAATTCCAACCCGATAAAAAAATAAAACAATACATAAACAATGATCAATTTTTAAAAGCTATGATTGCTTGGAAAAAACAATTAAGAGAGGCAGAAGATTGTGGGGAAAAAGCACCACCAGTCACAGACTATATTGCAGAATGTTTTCTAAAAATAGCAGAACATCTTTCATATCGTCCTAATTTTATGAATTATCCATTTCGAGAGGAAATGGTAGGAGACGGAATAGAAAATTGTTTATTATATGCTCATAACTTCAATCCAAGAAAATCTAAAAATCCATTTTCATATTTTACACAAATTATATATTTTGCATTTCTAAGAAGAATAGAAAAAGAGAAAAAACAGGCTTATATCAAATACAATTATATGAAAATGCATGATAAAGATGGATTATTGACAAAATGGATAAAGGATAAAGATTATCAAGAATACAATGAAGAATACACATTCAAATTATTATCAGATCAAGATATAGAAAAAAAAGAATCTAAATCTAAAAAAAAGAAAAACAAAAAGAAAAAG